CCTCCTCGGCGCCCTCCTCACCCCACGCTGGACCCCACTCCCACACCAAATCCCCCCACCCGGCGACTTCTACGGCTGGGCCATGATCGCCGGACGTGGCGCCGGCAAGACGGACGCGTGCGCTGAGTACGTTGCCCGACACGTCAAAGGCCCTGCTTGTCTGCCCGGTCCGGTGCCGCACTGGATCGGCATCATCGCGCCCACCCTCGGCGACGCGGCTACGGCTTGCGTTGAAGGGCCGTCAGGGATCCTCGCGCACGATCCCACCGCCCGAGGTCCGATCTCCGCGCCAGGCGGCTCGGTCGTGCGGTGGACGAACGGCTCGCAGGCGAAGTTGTTCGGCACGGACTCGCCGGGCGATGTGGAACGTTTGCGTGCAGGTGGTAACACTTGTCTGATTTGGGCCGAGGAGTTGGCGGCTTGGCGCCACCTCGACGCGGCGTGGGACCAGATGAGGTTCGGTCTCCGCTCCGGACCCCGCCCCCACTGGATCGCCTCCACCACACCTAAGCCCAAGCCGCTCATCAAGAAACTGGTGGCCGGGCAAGTCAGCAACACCGTGCTAACCACCGCCACCACCTACGACAACCCGCACCTTCCCGAACACATCCGCCAGGCCCTCGAAGAGTCCTACAGCGGTACGCAGCTCGGCCAGCAGGAACTCCTCGGCCTCATCATGGACGAGGACGAAAACGCCCTGTGGACACGGAAGATGATCGACGCCGCACGCGTCCGTCCGGAAGACGTGCCGGACCTGGCGCGCATCACCGTCGGCGTAGACCCGTCCGGAGGTGCAGGGGAACAGGGCATCGTCGTCGCAGGCAAATCCGGGCTCATCCTGCCGACGCTGCATGCGGTACCGGACGACGTCCCAGCGTCCAACCCGTCACGGCCGGAGCATCACGGGTACGTCCTCGATGACCGCACCTGTCATCTGCCGCCGGACGGTTGGGGCCGGCGCGCGGTGCAGGCCGCCATCGACTGGAGCGCCGATGACCTGGTGGTGGAGACGAACTACGGCGGGGACCAAGCCGTCGCCGTACTGCGCACTGCGGCCGAAGCGTTGGGCGTGAACATTCCGATCAGGAAGGTCACGGCAACGCGGGGCAAGGCGGTGCGGGCGCAGCCGGTGAGCGCGCTGACAGCGCAGCGGCGCTGGCATCACGCGGGCGTCTTCCCGGAGTTGGAGGACCAGATGTCGACGTGGTACCCGGAGATCGGCTGGTCACCGGACCGTGTTGACGGGGCAGTGTGGACGGCATGGCATCTGAAGATGGTGCGGACGACGGCTGCCGGTCAGGGTTCGTTGGGTGGGGAGTTGGCCAGAAAGCAAATCATCGGCGGGCGCGTACGGTGACCGGTATGGACGTAGTCGAAACGCATGAGGATGGCTCCCTGACGCTCGGGTGCGGTTGCCTCGTGCCAGCTCGTGATGCTGAGACGATGCGAATCCTGGAAGCGGGAGGAACGCCTCCAGGTTGGGAGCCTCGGCGAGAAGGCCGAGGAAAGCCGTGAGTCTTCCGCTGCTGCTGCTCGTCATGTCGCTGGCTACGTACAGGCTGACGCGTTTGCTGGTGGCGGATACGTTTCCGCCGGTGCTGTGGCTGCGTGACCGGTTGGCGGGTGGGTGGCGGGATGCGACGCAGCGAGAGCTGAACGACCAGTCCTGGCTCCCGATGGCTGGCAGGGAGCAGGTCTTTCGTGAGATCGATGGCGTCCCGTCTCGGTACGTCTACCGGTGGAACTGGGTGCCGCAGTGGCTCGCCGATCTGGTCTCGTGCCCGTGGTGCGCGAGCGGCTGGGTCGCGCTCGCGGTGACGGCCGGGACGTGGGCCACGGTCGGGCTGCCGGTGCCGCTGCTGGTGTGGCCTGCGGTGTGGGCGGCCGGGGCGTTGATCGCAGCGCAGGAATGGGCGTGACGTTTCCTGTGGGATGGTGACGGTTGAGGGCCGGTTTCCCCCCGGTGGTCCTCGTGGTGGGGTAGGGGAGCCGTCTGCGTTCGGGCGTTCCGCAGGCGGCTCCCTCCGCCCGGAATGATCTTCACCGGCTAGTGCCTACCGTCACCCGCAGACCCACCCACGGGAGCAGCGGGAGTGCACGATGGCCTGGTATCACGCCTTCACACGACGCGGCCCGCTGCCCATCCAACCAACACCCGAGCAGCCACAAGCCGTCACCGCCTCCGCCGCAACCGTCACCAACCCACGCACCGACCTCCTCCGCAAAACCGACACCTGGCAGGAAGAATCCTGGGGCTACTACGACACCCTCGGCGAATTCCGGTACGGCGTCGAATGGGTGTCCGCGATGCTCTCCCGCGTCCGCCTCTACGCCGCAAAACTGGAACCCGGAGCCGACGAACCCGTACGCGCCGAAGCCGGGGCAGCCGTCGGCCTGATGACCACCCTCAGCGGAGGAGTCGGCGCACAAGCCCAACTCATGGCCGGATTCGGCACGCAGCTCGCCGTGCCCGGCGAGGGCTACCTCGTCGGCGAGACCGTACGCGGCATCGAGAAGTGGTCGGTGCGCTCCACCGACGAAGTCCGCGCCGCACGCGGCCACTTCGAAGTCATCGACGAGAACACCGCAGGCAACGGCACCCAGTGGCGGCCCCTCGGCGGGGATTCGCTGGTGACCCGCGTGTGGCGGCCGCACAAGCGGTACCACTACATGGCCGACTCCCCGGCCCGCGCAGCGCGGGGCAAGATGCGCGAGCTGGAGCTGATCAACCGGTACATCACCAGCCAGTTCCTGAGCAGGCTCGCGTCCGCCGGGGTGGTGATCTTCCCGGACGAAATCACCTTCCCGACCAGGGAAGAGTTCGCCGACGCCAACGACCCGTTCGTCGCCGAGTGGATCGAGATCGCCGCCGAAGCCATCCGCACCCCCGGCACCGCGAGCGCCGTCGTGCCGATCCCCATCAAGGTACCCGGCGAATACGTCGACAAGATCAAACACGTCGACTTCACCCTGCAACTCGACGAGAAGATCCTCGACAAACGCGACTCCGCCATCAAAGGCCTCGCGACCATGCTCAACATGCCCGCCGAAATCCTGTTGGGCCTCGGCGACGTCAACCACTGGGGAGCCTGGCAACTGGAAGAGGGCGCGCTGAAAACGCACATCGCGCCGGAGGCAGAGCTGATCTGCCAGGCCCTCACACAGGGCTACTTGCAGCCACGACTCCAAGCTTCCGGCGTGGAGGACTGGGCCAACTGGGTCGTCTGGTACGACATGTCGGAGCTCACCCTCCGCCCCGACCGATCCGACGACGCGTTCCAGGCGTACGACCGGCTGGAGATCGGCGGCGCTGCGCTGCGCAGGGAGACTGGGTTCGACGAGGCCGACAAGCCATCTGACGAGGAGCTGAAGGACCAGGCACTCAAGACCATCATCCGGACCCTGCCGTCTGGTGCCGGGTCCGCCCTGACCCAACTCGTCGGCGAACGCGTCGAGATCACACCCGTCGCCGCCGCTCCACCCGGGGAAGCGGCGCAGCCTGAGGCCGAGCCGGAGCCACCACCCGAGGAACGGGAACCACCCGATGCGGACGCTACCCGCCAGGCGGCAGCCCAGGCGCGCTCCGAACGCATGGCAGGGCAGGCGAAAGCCCTGCACGCCGTACGGTTCACCGTCGGCCGAGCACCAGAACTGCTGCACCCGGCGCTGTGCTCGGCGCACGCCTACAGCTGCCCGTTCACACACGCGGCAGCCAAGCTCGCGACGCTGCCGAGACCCGGAACGTCGGGCGTGTACGAGGCGCGGCTCTCAGCGTTCGGGCAGCTCACCATCGGCCGGCTCTCTCCGCATCTGGACACCTCGGGCTTTCTGACCACCGTCTCCCCTCGGAGTAGCAATGGGTTCGCTCACGGCCGCCGCTGACGGCTCGCACACCTCCGGCGCGATGATCGCCCTAGTGCCCACGTCGGAGGACGCGGAGCGTCTGGCGATCGAAGGGGGCGAGCCTGCGGACCAACTGCATTGCACGCTCCGGTACCTCGGGAAGGGCGCCGACTTCGACGATGGGGCGCGCGCCGCGATCGTCGACTCAGTGCGCATGCTGGCCGCTGGAATGCCGCCGATCATGTCGAAGCTCTTCGGCGCCGCGCACTGGAACGGGAACGGTGACGAGCCGTCGTGGGTGTGGTCCGTCGGCGATGACCCCGAGTACGGCCAGTCGCTCGAAGCGGCGCAGGGGCTGGCGGAAGAGGCGCTGCTCATGGCGCCGATGGATGTGGAGCTCCCTGAGCCGCACACGCCTTGGGTCGCGCACGTATGCGCGGCCTACTCGGCTGAGTTGGATCTCATCATCGCTCTGGAGGAGCGTCTCGGCCCGGTCACCTTCGATCGCATCCGTGTCGCGTTCGCCGGGGACCACACCGATATCCCGCTCGGCGAGCCCGTCACCGCAGCGGCTGGCCCGCTGCGTCGCCAGCCCACGGAACTCGAACTCGCGAGCCGCGCCGACTTCGCGCAGATGGACAAGGCGTGGCGTGAAGCCGTCGAGAGCACCGTGGAGGCGTGGGCCAGCGTGCAGGAGGCGATGCGCGCCGAGGTCACCGCGAGCATCCAGGCCGCGGCCGAAGCCGACGATCTGGACCGGCTCGACGGGCTGACCGTGGACACCGAGGACGGCGCCCGTCTCCTCATTGCCCGCATGATCGCCTATGCGCGTGAGGCAGGCGAGCAGCAGCAGGCAGAGGCCGAAGCCCAGGGCGTCACCGTGCCCGAGTGGTCGCTGGACGATGAGGCGGTCACCGCGGCGGCGATCCGGGACCGGCTCCGCCAGGTCGGCCGTACGACAGCCCGCGTCCTCGGCGTGGGTCTGGTGCAGTCCGCTGTCCGGCAGGCGATGCGCGTGTGGGGCTCCGGCTCGGCGCAGCGGGTGGCCGCGCAGGTGGACGAGCACCTTGCTGGGCTGTCGGGTGCGGCAGTTGAGGAGCAGGTGGGCGGGGCGATGTCGGCCGCGCAGAACGAGGGCCGGTTCTCGGTGCTCGCGGTCGCCCCGCCAGCCGAGTACGTCGCCAGCGAGGTGCTTGATCGCAACTCATGCGCCAACTGCCGCGAGATCGACGGCACCCGCTACACCACGCTGCCCGACGCCCGCACCGCGTACCCGTCCGGCGGATACACGGGCTGCCTCGGCGGCTCGCGGTGCCGGGGCACGCTCGTCACGGTGTGGCCGCAGGCAGACGAACAAGCAGCCG